AAAAACTCCTAAGCGGCACGGATTATTGCGTTGCTAGCATCGTCTGTAGGGAACGTAATGGTGAACGTATTAGCACAAGTTATATCCGCACCGAAGTCCAGCACCGCGACAGCCGTGTTGCTTTGTGTAGCATTATATATCAGCGCCCCGCGAACCGTGAACGTCGCGGGGTTCCAAGCCACGGTATTAAAACTAATACAGGCCGTCGTCCCAGATGCAATCGGTGCGATGTTGGTTAGCACTTCTCCCCCCGCTGTGTATCCTGCGCCCGTTATTTCGCCCGTAGCCGTGTACGCCGTTGTGGCCGCTCCAATGGACGCGGCGGAGGTGTACAACGCTATTTTGAACGTATCCGGTGTCGTGGCGGCGCGAATGACGGACGTGCCAAAAGCGTGGACACCGTTGTAGCATTCCACTTTGAACGAAGTGCATTGGGTCTGGTAGATAGCCACAACGGCTCCTTATTGGACCGGATATCGAATTTGCCCGGAACGGTAAGCATCGCGGCGGTCTTTGCCATCCCCAAGCTGCTTCAGCAAGTTCATCGCTTCACCATATCGAGCTTGGTACACCTTTATTACGTCCTCCTCACCCTTCATATAGGTGTACGCTTCTAACAAAGACCCGTAGAGAAGCGCAGAATCGAAGTTATCCCCCAACCAAGTAGTGGTCGCCGTGACAATGGATGCAGGGTAATAGTAGTAATGCAACTCAGCAGTGTAGGCGTAATCCGGAGTCGGCCCAAGAAGAAAAGAGTTGGAGTCAAAAATAGCGTAATACTCAGGCGTCGCTCGGTCTGCGGTTAGATTAGTTGGGTACGCCGCTCGGATGAAATTCACATCTTTATTGAGTAGGTACTGATACTCCCCCGCTGCGGTTATCACCGCTAACGAAAACGTTGCCAGCCAATCCGTGGGCATTGTTAAGTACGAGTTCCCCACAGTCAAAGTCCCGGTCACGTTTTTACGGATAGCAGGTAGCTGAACAGCGTTATAAATCCGCTGCTCGGCTTGCTGAATAAACGTATCCACCGCTGGAAACGTAGCAGACGGAGGAGACGTAGTTAACCCCGGAAATTCATTCTCCGTATAAGACTGAATAGCAGAGACTAACTCGGAATAGTTCATTTATTAGCCCATCTTATCGCTATGCGTAATGCCTTTAATCGCCGCGCCACATCCGCGCATCTTCTGGGTACCGCGCTTTGGCGGCTTCTCATAATTGACGTTAGAAATGTTCCCAACACTGATGTAGTCAATCGGCATCGGGTTGGTAGCGCCTTTCGGGTTGGTAAAGTCTTTGATGCTTAGGGGTTTCCCGGACATCGTATGTGGTTTGGCATAGACCGCTGCCTGACCCACTTCTTTGCCGCCCCGCTTCATGCTGAACTTAGCCATTATCGCCCCCGCTGGTTGTTGGCGCGAGACACATTACGCCCCATAGTTTTGCGGTCCGTAGAAGTCGGCCCACCGGCCTTCATCTTTTTTGCGCCCTTGTGCATCTTACTCTCATGCTTACCCACCTCCTCACCCGCAATGCTACGCACCTGCTTAACATCGCCGCCGCCCAGATATTTTTTCATGTTGTCGATACTCCTACCGTACCTATTGCACTTGCCGTTGCTAAATCATTCGGGGTCAGCACCCCAGTACCGCCGCCAACAGGGTTAAACCCCCATTGAAAAATTCTACTGCCTTCCGACAAGTTGTTGCTTCCGTTCAGCCCCGAAATGAGATACGTGTTGTCCCGGCGTGGGTTCTTGAGCGCCTGTGGGTCTTCTACAGGATACATCCCCTGTAAATTCTGTGGGTGGTCGGGTTCCCAGCAGGTTGGGCAGACCAACATATTAGTTTTCTTGGTGCGGACCACCAACTCTTTCAGTTGCCGCAGTCTGTACCGCTGTCCGCACCTATCGCACTCAGCAATAGCAATCCGGCCAGAAGCAAACTTATTACTCATATGTACATTTCGCGTGGGACAATGCGCCAAGCGGCCTTATCACGGTCTTCGTCGGATGCCTGCTGCCAAGCTTCGTCGTACATCTGCTTAAGCATAGGTAGCCGCGTTTCTGCTCCTGGGATCTTAAGGGCTACATAATACGCCAGCCCAGCCACCATTGCGGGTAAGAAACGGAACGGTATATCCTGCGTGTTCACGCCAGTCCCAGTATCCAACATCCGGCGTAGGCGCCAGTAAACAAGCTGGTAGGTACTGGAAACATTGGGTACGGGCCAGACGGTGAACGTGGGGTATTGGACGCCATCCGGCGCGGGCTGGGTAGCCCCGCTCAAGCGGTTGATGTAAATCTGGATCGGACGACCCGTCGCAGTCTTGTTGGGCAGACTGGCGTAAGTGGAAACACTAATCCTGGAGATGCCAATGTCAGATTGGGTCGAAGTCCCTGCATTGGTGCGGACAACGTGCTCAAGGAGGTCAACCGTATCTATGGGTAGGTTATAGGTCGCTTGATCTGCAATCAAAAGCACTGAGTCCGAGTCTATCGTCCATAGGTTAATACCACGGTTTGCCCACTCAGCGAACATGAGGTTCAAGCTGCGACGGGCCGTCCGAAATTCATAACCAGTTCTTACTTCCGCGCCAGCACGCTCAAACGCCTCCTCAATCAATTCGTTGAGGTTGAGGTTGAACGTGGCGGTCGCGGCAGTAGTCATTCTTAAATCCTAAATTTTGCCGTCTTACTAGCAATCTTTTTGGGCTGCGCCACAAACTGTTTGCCCGCAGCTTTGCCCGCTCGTTTGGCCTTGGTGGTGGCCGCATACTCAGAGGAAGACAGCGACTTGATGGCGTTCTCAGGAAGGTAGCGTTCTCCCGTTTTGGAAGACGGCTTGCCCGACTTAGTGCGCCACTTCTGGTCTCCCCACGCTTTAAGCGACTGCTGCGGTGCTTTCATCAGTCTGTGTACCCGCCACCTGCTTCCTTGTACTTCTTGGCAACTAACTGCGCCTTGCGGGCTGACCACTGCCCAGCTTTAGTCCCATGCGTAGCGGCGGCCTTAACTTGAGACACGATTTTCTTACGCATGGTTGGCTTAGTGTAATTACCTGCTTCGTTCACGCTGCCGCCCTCGTTGAATTTCTTCAACGTCTGCGCCAACCGCGCGCGTCTGCCCATTATGCCGGGTGCCCTAGCTGCTTTGGCGAGCTTACCAGCGGGGATAGGCTTGCCACCCTTAACGCCCAAAGAAGCACGGAGCGCCCCCGGTTTCTTGATAGCGCCCGCAATCCAGTTAGTGTCGCCACCGGCTTTGAAGTTGTAATTAAGATTCACCCCACCGCCGGAAATTCCCGAATCCTTGATTTTTTGGCGCCCCGCCGTTCCGCGAACATGGAATCCTTCTATGTAGGGCGAGACCGTAAACATTTTCGCAAGGGGGATCTCCACGGAAGCCCTCCCGCCTACGGAAGATATATTCGAGTCGGGACCCGTTACCCTACCCCCACCCCCAGAAATCCGGAACGTGGGTTTTCCGCCTTTAGCAAATTTCTTCACGCCGCCACCAGCCTTGAAGACTTTCACAGGTTCGTTGCCGTCGCGCTTTTTGATCGCTCGGACTTTCTCCTTACTGATAGCCCCCATACCGCGCGAGAATCTCACCGCATCATACCTTTGGTTTTGCCGCGTTGAGCACAACCATCACCCCGGGATTTAACCGCGCCGCCTTTGGCGTAGGCTTTAGGCTTCACTTTGCCGCCTTTACGCATTTGTTGCGTGGGTTGCATGGGTTGCGTGGGTTGCGTGGGTTGCATGGGTTGCATGGGTTGCATGGACTGGCCCAGGTCTAGCGGGCCGGGGAGGGGGGCGGAAACAGTACCACCAATGGGGAGTGGCAACGTGGGGTTGCGTTGCTGGTAGAAAGCGGACTGCGGCCCAGAGGAGGCCATACCGCCAACATCGAACCGCATAGCCCGCTTTTTCATTACTTACACCCCTTCGCTCTGGTATGCCCGCGCACCGCGCAACCGTCAATCGAGCCGCCTTTGGCAAACTTTTTGACAGGGCCCGAACTTTTTTTCTCGACGCCGCCGCCTTTTCGCATCATCTGCGCTGAAGGTCTTGCCGGTACGGCTGTTGCCCGACCCGGCTTTGGTGGGTCTCCCCGCACGGGCATGGGTCCCAAGAACCCCGTTAGGCCCATGCGCGGGTCCATACCGCTGCCCATGCCGTAGCCCGATGCGGCAGCCATGCGCGGGTCCTTGCCGTAGCCCGTTAGGCCCCCCATTAAGCCCGATGCGGCACCTGCACCTATGCCCTTGTATGAGGGCGCGCGCATGGGTCCCAAAGATCCCCCCATACCAAAACGCTTCACTTTACGTTGTCCGGGGGCCATTTCCTTCTTCTCATGCGCAATCATGGATTTCGGTGCGCCTTTGCGCTGCATGAAAGCCATTTCCTTTTTTACCATGACGCCGCCGCCTTTTTTTAATCCTAGCGCATCAAGATCTTTGTCCGTGCGCGGCTTCGGAGTAGTGAACTGCGTTAGATCGGTAAGCTTAGGTTTGTTTTCTACGCGGGTCGCCATCGCGCGAGCACTGGCGGCAGCGGCATTACCCGGCTCCGGAGTAGTGAACTGCGTTAGATCGGTACGCTTAGGTTTGTTTTCTACGCGGGTCGCCATCGCGCGAGCGCCTTTCGCCGCTGCGCCAGCGCCCCTAGCTGCGCGGTAGAGGCTAGTACCAAGGCGACCAACGGGAAAGAGTGCCGCGCCGGTCATGGCAATATTCGCCATCTTCTCTTTGGCCCGGCCCCAGTCGGCTTTGCGTTCTTGTTCGTTCTCTATGACCAACGGGTCGTTCCTGCCCGCTTCCATCATCTGCGCGTAGGTCATCTTGGGCGCAGCGGGCTTCGGTGTTGGAGACGTCGCAGCGGGCGTACTATCCTTCCGGGCTTGCATTTCTTCGGCGTACGCGACGTTGTATTTCTTGCCGCCGAAATCAAAGTTGTATTTTGGGTCAAGGGGGTTGGTGCCCTTGCTCTGTCTATATGCGGCGCGCGCGTCAGCAAAAGCCTTCTCGAACGGGGTTAGCTGTTTAGCCATGATATCTTCCTAACAATTCCACGCCCGAAGGCTTTTATTAATCCTGCTTTTAGGATCACTAGCGGTTTTCGCGCTAGTCAGCTTCTTTTTCATCCCGGTCATCCGGGCGCAAAACGAATCTTTGCGCGAGCCACCTTCCGGCTGGGGGGCTTTCAATCCCGGCTTACCGGGATTGGCTTTGTTGTAGGATGCGCGGCCTTTGGCGTTCAAACCGCCCGATTCAGCCTTACCTTCTTTCCGAGTCCACGCAGGTGACTTAGCCATAGAAAATTGTACATCCGCCGATATTAGTTAGAGTAACGTACATATTGGTGTCAAACAAAATCCCTTCACCGGGAAGCGCAACATAAGCCGAATTGGTGTATAGACTCGCCGGTACGTCGATTTCGCACAAGTTAGTGCCAGAAGATCCGTTGTTAAGGAGCTTTATATTCCCTGTAGCGCTTGCGATACCAACAAACAAAACTCCTTTTAGACGAACCCGTGCGTTAATAACCAAACTGGTGGTGGGTCCAACCGTCGAGCCAAAACGAGTCGAATTAACATCACCCTGCATTGCCATATTTTATCCTATGCCTTCCGGTTGCCGGGAGGATTACAGTGTGGTTATTAAACAGACGCCGGGAACATAGACCCATCGCTATTAGCGACCAGATAGCTAATGGTTATCTGGATAATACCGGCAGTACTTGGAGAACCGGTCGTAAATGTCGGCGTAGCGACAACGTTGACATCTGTAGAACCAATACCAACACCGTCGGGAGATGCAGTAGATGCAGCGCCAGCATACGCAGTCACCTGTGTAGTAGTGAGCGTCGGAGCCTGACGGCCAGCAGTCAAAATGGCTGTAGACGGGAAGAACAAATTCGCCGTTGTAGCGGTGCCAACGGTCAAGACCGCAGCGGTTACCGTACCTGACAACGTAGTCAGCGTATCAACGACAACACTGAGAATGTGCGCGCCAGCAGGGAGGGTGCAGACAGCGATGGCGGTGGCCGAAGTAGCGCCAACCATATTAAGTTTGACAGTCTGCGCCACAACGGTCGGACCCGTATTGCGAACAGTACCGGCGGCGGTGCCAGTGGTGTCTTTGACAGTGCCCAGGAGCCACGGGCCAAGGTGAGTAGCAAAACCCATTGAATTGTCCTCTCATGCGAGTTCAGTGTAACCATCTGCATGAAGTCAGCCGGGGCGGCTGTTGGTTACACCGGGGAGCCCCGGATTGTCAATTTATATACCACGGAAAAAACTAAAAGAAAAGGGGCCATCGGCCCCTTTTCCCAAACCAAACTAGCTGGTTTTAGCTGGACCCTGGAGAACCAAAGATACCTAGCGGGTCAGACACGCCGAACGAATAACGCTCACGGGCCTTATACCGCACGTTGCCGGTGTCGAAGTCTCCATCCATATTATTGGCTAGAGGCGCACGGACAAAGTGTTTCAGACCATTCGGAACATCGGTGGTCAAGAACCAAGCGTTGGTATCGGTCAGCCAGTGGTTGACCGTGTATCCGCCCGGAATTGAGCCGTTGTTCTTCAGCGCGTTAACATCGTTGTCCGTGGTGCCCACGCGAAGCTCGGTTTCGAGCAAGCGGGTCGCAACGAACATCAAGGCCGGCGGAATGATCAACTTCTTCGGTTTTGCAGCAATCAACAACGAGCGTTCGTCAGTCCAAGCGGCAATCTGAATGACCGCAGCTTCAAGCGACGTTTCGTTGAGATCGGCACCCGTCGTCGGACGGTTGCTGTTGGTACCACCAGAAACCAGCGGGTGGGCGGTGCTAAAGAGCGCCTGACCGTCACCGTAGGTAACATTGGAACTAAACCCCTGATTAAGGGTGTAGGCCGCCTTCACCTGCTTGGTGTAAGCCATCGCACGGGCCAGCGCCTTGGTATAACGGCTGGACAGCGAGTCGTAGAGGTTATCTTCAACAGCTTCTTCCGTAATCGAAAAGCCCAACGCAATCGTCTCGTGGTTGTAACGAGCAGTCCATGCTTCCTGCGCATTGTCATACGCAATAGCTTGGCCTTCGTTTTTCACCGGAGCGGCAGAAAAGCCCGACAACTTGGTTTCTTCTTCAAAAGAACGCTCGGAAGTTTCTACGTCGTAGATTTCTTTATGTTCTTCCCTATAAGTGCTGTACTCCAAACCGAACAAAGCGTTCAAGCCGGGGAGCAGCTCTTTAAGTAACTGAGCGCGTGAAATTGCCATTTAGATTACTCCTTAAGCCGTTGCGCTGCTGTAGTAGTTGTGGATCAGCAGGTTGGACTTCACCAGAATCTCAGGATACTGGGTAAAGATTACGGTGCTTGTATACACACCGGAGTTGAACGTGAAAGTTGCGGCCTGATCAAGGACAACCGAAGTCGCCCCCGCAACGGCAGCGGTTTTCACAAACGACCCGGAGTCCGCAACTTGCCCGGAGGTAGTCAAGGCAGCCACATGAGTGCCAATCGGCAGGGCAAACGGGAGCGCACTGACAGTCAGCGTGGTGGTACCAGAACTAAACGTCGCGGTGCCAAGGGAAGTCGCGGTATCCGGTGCAACACCTACGCAACGAAGCGGGAGGATCGTGGTAACGGGGGTCGCTATAGGAGCCAGCACTGCGTTGGATGAGTTGCCGGTATTAACGTTGCCCGTGCTGTTGTCGATCATGGACAAATTCAAGCCCACCATCGCTTTAGCGCCAGACGCCACAACCGTAGTAGCGCTACAGACAACCGCTTTGAAGACCGTATCCGGGTCCTCGCAAATGATCGCAGAGGCGTCTCCAGCAGCGGTGCCAGCGGGCCAATACTGCGCCCACAGCTTCTGCTTGGTAGTCGGGTTAGTGTAGTAGCAACCAAGGAAGATACCTTGCACCTGATTAACCGCTGTACCAGCGGCAACCGCTGCGCGGGTAACAAAGCCACGGGTTACAACAACCCAGTCGCCGTAAAAGATATTTGTGTTATAGCCGTACTGGATTGGGAAATCACGGGTGGCGCCCGCAAAAACCTGTCCACCGATCAAATTGATCGGTTTCAAACCATACGGCGCATCAACAGTAGGATATGCCATGCTAAACTCCTATAAACTTATTTAGAGCCACTACCAAAGGTCACGGTGCTCCGTTTGTCCTTAAATAGCGGCATTCGCGGGTCGTTTTCCCGCATAAAATTGTTGTCCACAGACGCCACTTGATCTTCTGTTTGTTTCCGAAAATGTGCGTCACGTTGCTCGGTGAATTCTTTCGGGGTCTTGCACAAAATAAGACCCCCAGTCTCGATAGCGTCTTTAAACCGACTATTCGGGTCGGTCATAGTATACGTCTCCGGGTGCTCGGAGGCTTTGGCGGGTTCCCAACCTTCTCGAAATTTGGACGAGACGTTGTTTACATCCGGGGTGCCCAGGGTACTGACGCGAATCCACCGGTAAGAATACCCCGGCTCCTGATTTACTTCAGGAAGCAACGACGGCGGTGCCCAACTTTTGGGTCGGGAAGTAGCGTCTCGGGTCTCCATATCACGCGGAATTCTAATGTCAACCATTGGCATCACCTAATTTAATCATTTCCCGGGCGTACTGCTCCGGGGTCAATCCAAGCCTTTTAGCTAGGGAAACCTGAGTCGAAGTGAGTACAACCCTGCGGGGGGCCGTAGAGCGCCTCGCGGAAGCTACCACTGTTCCGGGTTTTTTCCGGTTGCTACCTTCGAACTCCTCTGGGAATCTGCGCCGTATTTCTTTGTCGATACGTGCGTAATATTCGTCAGAGGTAGGGTCCACGCCGTCGCCTACCAAGTCCTCGTGCAGGCCATAGGCCATACTCGTCATGACCCGGTTTTCCCCAAACCAACGGTTCCGCTTTTGCCACGAAACCGCTTTTTGGTCCGGTTTTGGAACCTGTTCTTCGGCGGGAGTAACAGACCAACCATCCGCACTAGAACTATCTACTCCAGATCCGTTGGGTTGTCCAGCATCTTCTTGATACTGCGGGCGATAGTTTTCAACTTGCTGGAGTTTCAGAATAGACCGCTGTAGTTTTACCTGCGCATCAGTGATCCGTTCTGAATCCCCAGAATCATACGCGTCGCGGCTCTCGCGTTTAGCAGCTTCAAGCTCACTCTCAAACGCAACTTTAGCAGTACCCACATACGCTTGTTCGCCGTGATGTAGATTACTCTTAAGCGCTTGGTTTTCTGCCGCGAAACGTCGAAGTAGCCCCACCGCTTCTTCTCGCTCCCGCACTGCCGATTCTTTAGCGCGCCGCTCGTCGTGCCAGACTTTCTTCAGCTGTTTGGCTTTTTCTTTAGAAAAATTTTCAAGTTCATCGTCCGCTTCAAGTTCGCTAACGATATCTTCCGGCATCGGCTCCCGGCCTTGATCTGCCTCCGGGGTATCATCCTCGACTTCAATTTCAAAGTCGTCTTCCAGCTCGGCCATATTTGTGTCAGCTGCCATGATATTCCCCTTTAAGAACGACTAACGCCGCGCGGGTCATCTACAACACCTTCGACGCTATCGTCGTTGATGATGCGGAACTGCCGCCCGTGAATGTTAAGTCGAGATCCAGAATTAGGTCGTACAAGCACAAAATCCCCTTCTTTGCAGTACGGGCCGCTAGGAAAGCGGGATATGTCGGAATAACAATCCGGCCCCAACTTAACCACAAAGAGCACCGTAGTAAGCAGCTCCTCGTATTGGATTGTTTTTTCTGCCTTGATGAGCCCGCTATCGAACGTTGCTTCGATTTCGGGGACTGCGCACAGGATTTTGTAGCCTGTGGGATTAGGCAATTGTGTTGCCTGTTGCTCATCACTCATTAATTATCCTCCAGGGTGACCTTAAGGTCTTCAATATAGCGTTTTACCGCCAGCATTCCATGTAAAATACCGCATGTATGCCGGTAATCTGCATAATCCGTAGCTACCCCGCTGCCCAAGTCTTCTTGGACATCGTTAATACGCTCGTTTATTTTTTCCAAAATCAAATCAATTACAGTCACTACTTACTCTCTTTACCAGGGGTTTGGGCCTGTTGTGGGGCGGATTGCGCGCGGTTCTGTTGTGGGGCGGATTGCGCGCGGTTCTGTTGTGGGGCGGATTGCGCGCGGTTCATGTTCCTATCTGCCATTTCCATACCGAACTTAGCGCCTTCCTGCGTTTGGCGGGCGGCGAATTCTTTCTCTTTACGGGTGTGTTCCCGGTCTTTCCCCGCCATTTCCATACCGAACTTAGCGCCTTCCTGCGTTTGGCGGGCGGCGAATTCCTGTTCTTTGAACGTGTGTTCCCGGTCTTTCCCTACCTGTTGCGAATCCAACTTGCCTGCGTCAATCATCAATTTGGCTTTGTTAATTTCAATATCAGCTTGTTGTTTCTGCGCTTTAAGCTGCAATTCTTGCTTCTTAAGGTCGAGTTCTTCGCGCTGAATGACGTTCAACGGGTCTTGCTGTTCTTGCTGTTGCTGGGCTTGTTGCGCTTCCGCCATGTTCTTCTGCGTCAACTGCGCAGCAGCTTGGGCTATCAGCTTGGACAACTGAACCTCAACATCCGGCGGTAACGGCTCATCGGGCGGTGGCAGCGCCACACCCAACTGCTCCTCAATCTGCTTGCGGTACAAGAACCCAACATGCTCCGTTATATGCGCCATGCCCGTCGCCATGAGCGCCTGCGCTTGGGGGTTGTTCTGCATCACTTGCGCAATCTTGGGGTCCTGGCCCATCGCCATATGCACCGCGATATGCGATTCATGGTCCTGGTGCATAAACGCCTTGACCGGCTTGCCAGCAAGGATGCGCATGTTCTCCGTCACCGGATCAGCAGGCTTCTGGTCTTCCTCGGTCGGAATAATCTTCCCGATATTTCTAACGCCAAGCACCTCAAGCATCTGCTTGTGGAGTTCCGGCAAATCGTAGATCTGCGGCGACGCCTGCGCTAACTGCATTACCGCCTGCCACTGCGTGACTTTCTGCGCCATCGTCGAAGCATTGGGGTCAGACACAGGGATAACGTCCACCCTGTCATAGTCGGCCTTCTTGGCCTTCCTACCGCCCTCTTCCGGCTCGTAGTCGTACTCGTCCGGCGTAAAATCACGAATAATAGCCGCAAGAAGGCGCAGCTCTCGCTTCATTGCGTAATGCACGCGAGAGTGCACGGAGGACATTACCTTCAGACTACGCTCAAGGATGGCTAGCGTCGTACCTACCGGGGACTGCGCAGACATATCCGAAGCATTGAGGTCGGTAGTACTGGCAAACTTCCTCCCCTCATCCACGATGTTTTGCATCAGGGTGAAGAGAACTTGCGACGGCTCCTTGTATGGGAGCGTCATGATGTTGTCCTTGATAGTGCCAGAGGCAACGTCTACATCCCGGAACTCTCCGGGAGAAATGGGTGTGTCATCCCCCTTAATCCGCATTCCCCGGGTCTTAAAGCCACCTGGAAGGTTGGATAGTGTCCCAGCGTCCACAAGTTGCCGAATAAGAGAAGTGCCGGATTTAGCAAAACTACCAAGTAAATGCACAAGGCCGAAAGCATAGAAACCAAAACCAGGGATATAGGGATAATGAACAAAGTGCTCGCGCTTAAGTTTCTTAGTGTCGTCGGGAGCCCAGTTACGGTATATGGCTAAGATGGTTTCAGTCTCTCTCTCAATAGTCACGACGTAAGGGAGGGCGATGCCGCCCATTTCAGTCTCTTCGTCGCCAGCTTCCGGGTCTTCCTCGTCGTACTCGGAGAGGTCAAGATTTACATGAACCTCAAGAATCTTGAACCGGTCATCAGAAGTGGCACTGAAGCCCATGTTCTCCGCAATCTTTTTCTCTACCTCATCGAGGCCACCCTTAACCGGCTCCCCAAGGTCTACATCCCGGTAAAACCCGCTGGCCTGTAACTTGATAACCTCGTTCTTAGACTTACGCATGACATGCGTAACACGTTCAGCAGTGTCAAGATTAGACGCGCCATATGGCACGACAAGATCTTCCGCCGGGACATACAGAGAAATCTGACGCTCAAGCGCAGGGTCGTAGTACACCTTCTTAAAGGCGTTACCACTTAGCCCAAGCCCCCATAACATCCGTTCATGCTCGGGGCGATACTCCGTCATCACTTCCGTCAACTGGAAATTCATATCCGCCGCAACGTTAACCGAAGCCTGTTTCTTCTCTGGAGTCTCCTTGCCTATGATGGTCGTCTTTACCGGCCCGCTGGGCGGGAAGGTCTCCATGATAGCCTCGGCCTGGAACTTGACCAGCGCCTCGGCCAGCAGCGGGTGAAACACGCCGCACGCGCCGTTCCAAGGCTCGGTGCGCTGTTCAATTTTTAATCCCAGGAGTTCCAAGCCATCAATGTATGTCTGAAGCCAGTCTTTGCGGGATGCTGTGTCCCCGTTAAAGGACTCCAGAAGGTCGCCCGCAAGCGTAGAAAGAACCTTATCGTCAAAATCCTCGGCTAAATTCCGATAGAACTCTTCCGTCTCGGGGTCTTCTTCATCCACAACGGGCTCTCCAAGAAGCTCCGCAAGAGAGAACTCCGCACCGGATTCCGGGATGGTGTCCCCCCCGTCGTCTGCAATCTCAACCTGAATATCTTCTTCGCCCACGTTGTCTTCCTTTTAATAGTACGGCTTGCGATTTGCATTGCGATAGCGCAGCAAAATCTCGTCGTCGGGCTCGTCCAACGTTGTGCGTATATACCCACCTTGGCGAAACCGCATTAACGCCATAGACACGGAGTCAACGTAGTCATCATGGTCTCCCGCAGGGAAAGATGCTACCTCTTCTACGACCTCTTCCGCCCACCGGGTCTCCGGCACCCACACTCTACCAGAAGCAAAAATATCGGATACCGCGTTAAGTCTGGCTATTTTGTCGTTCCCTTTGGTGGGCGTGAAATCCTGCACGGGGATACCCATAGCCCGAAGCTCATATATTAGCGGGGCCCCCGATGCTTTCTTCTCAATAATAACTCCGTCAGGTTCCCAAGATCTATATTGGTCAATTACTACCCGCTTTAGCTCGGGGAACTCCATTCGGTCCCGAAACGCATTGAGCAAAATGATGTGAGCCTGCGGCTTTCCTCGGGCATCTTTGTGGATTTCCCAATCGGAACCATCATCGTCCCTGTAAAAAACCCCCCAGATAGTGCATGCGGAATAGTCGGCACGGTTGTGTTTTTCGAACGCCGTGTCCCACGACATAAGGACAAACTCGCACGGGGGTGGGTCGTCATTCTCCCAAATCTGCCACCACTCGCGCTTAATGATTGCGCTCACGTCGCTTGTCGGGTCCTGCATATACTGAGCCATCCACTTAGCGTGGGGTAGCTCTCGCTTCAAGACCTCCAACTCTTCCAACGGCCAAAACTCAGGCCATAGCGGGGCACCGCTGGGCATTATGGCGGGGAAATCGATTACCTCCCACTCCTCACCGTCCCGCAGCGCCGCTGCTTTCAGTACTTGCCCAACCAGATCTCGCTTGCTCCATCGGGTCTGTACGACAATTATGGCCCCTCCTGGCTGCAACCGCTGCCGTGGCCCCGATGTGTACCACTCATAGGTCTTGTCGTAGATCTCGGGGTTCGTTTCCGCGATGGCGGCCTCTTGCTCTGAATGTGCGTCGTCAATGATAAGGAGATCTGCACCCTTGCCCGTCACCGCGCCGCCAACACCAATAGCAAAATAGTCGCCGCCCCTGCTGGTATTCCACCTTCCCGCCGCCTTCGAGTCCACTTGAAGCACGGTCCCGGGAAAAACGGCACGGTAGTTGTCGTCATCAACAAGGTTCCTAACTTTTCTCCCGAAGTTGACCGCCAATTCCGCAGTGTGTGACGTTTGGATGACTTTTTTGTCGGGAAACTTGCCCAAAAACCACGCCGGAAGTAGGTACGATGCAAACTCCGATTTAGTATGCCTTGGTGGGAGGTTGATAATTAACCTCTTAGTAATCCCCGCAGCTACTTTCTCAAACGCCCGCGCTATAATCTTATGGTGACGCCCGGAAATGAACCCCGGCCACATACGCTGCACAAACGGTATGAACTGCTCTTGGCAGACTTCCCTGTTCTTTATCTCCTCTAACCGCTCTAAATCCGCTAGTAACGACCGCTTATCCGCCTCCGGCAGTGTGGGCAGTACCGCTAAAAGTGCTTGGATGGCTGCGGGGGAGAGCATTGTTGGTCTTGGTCTTGGTCTTGGTCTTGGTCTTGGTCTTGGTCTTGGTCTTGGTCTTGGTCTTG